ATGTCAAAAGTATCAAATAAATTGCAAGCTTGTACTGTTGACGGAAGTATTGCTGTAAATCCTGGTGATTTTTTGATTAATGGCGTTGAATTAATAGTCGTTAGTGAAAATGATTTTAATTTAGAATATGAACTGTTGACAAGCTAGTTTTTCTATATTAATATTCACCTGTAAGTTTGATTATTTATATATTATTAATAATTAGGTGATAATATGAAATCATAATAAATTTTAATTAATATACTTATATAATAAATACTTAGTAGAGAAAGCCGAAAGGCGATACGTTTAACTGGTCAGTAGAGATTAGCTGACCAGTAAGTACACTTTATGAGGAACTAACCCTCTTAATCAGGAATGGGTAGCCAGAACGTTAGAAAGGCTCTGTTAAAAAACCCTTAATAAAAGCGATTATGTCAGGTCACTATTTTCAGGCCAGATACTGTATGAGCCAAACTATAGTGTTCCTGATAAAGTGTATTTTAGTATTTTTAAGCCGTTAAAGGCAGTAAAAAAAACAGTCGGGCATGTCTACTACCATGTGGCTGCAAAAAGGATCGATTCACCTTTCGAATGTCTGAAAAGGATAGATAAACGAATCAGCTAGGCAATACGGTATATCCCTTTGGAACCTGAGCCTAGTTTAATAATTTTAGAATCTTCCACACGTCTTTGACTTAGTTATGGAAAAAGGCTGTCTAACTGGCAGTTTTTCAAAGCACGATGGAGATAGACCGAAAAACCTGTGATCCGTCTAAAAAGCTCAGGTAATGCCAAGAGGCTACAACTTGGAAAAAACTAAAATAGCAAGAGTCATTTGTAATTATCTTTGATAATTATGGGCCAAGCCGGTGGAAGTCCGGCACCATTTAAAGATTTTGAGTGGCCTGGTAGGGGCTTGGCATGCGTAAATTAGCTATTTATGCACCCTGGTTGTTAGTTCAATTCGATCCCACTTGAAAATAGGCTATACTCCGAAAATTCTAGACAGTTATGGAGTCGCTGGAGTCCGGTGAAAACCCGGCACCCTTATTTGTGCCATTGGTCAAAAGGTTAAGACATCGGACTTTCAATCCGAGAATAGCGGGTTCAATTCCCCTATGGCACACCATTAAATTACATACCATAATATCTACGAATCAATAATTTATCCTTGTTACATGATGCCAGAGCATTATCATATCTTTGAATAAATATTATTAAATCTTGTACCAGTCTGGGCGATTGGTTTTTTTCAAGTACTGTGCTGGCGGTTTTTTTTCGATTATCTGCACGTCCCTTACCGTATTTCGCTTGCATGAAGCGATTGAGCTTATCAGGAATAGACTGATCAAGAAAACGCTTAATATTTTCATATTTTGTCCTTAATGTTTTCAATTCTGCAATGGTTGTTCTACTTTTTACCTTGATTGCTTCAGATTTTTCTTTATCAATTTTTATTGTTTCCTGAAGCTTTTCAATTTCTTCTGTTTTCTTCAGAGTTGCAGCCCGCCAGTTTTCAGAAGCTGCTTTATATTGGGCAGATAATGCACGTTCAGTATTAAGCTTTGTTTTTATACTGTAGCCATATAAAAATTGCGTGACAACTATACCGCCAATTATTAAATAAATTATGTTCCTTATACTATGAAACATCATCATTTCCTTTTTTATCAGCCTCTAATTTAGCTTTTATTAACTCGGGTTCCCTAACTCGCTCAATACTTCGCTTTCCAAAGTAGATCCCAACTGGTGTTAAAGTGCCTGTTATTAATTCGCTAAATGTGGCTTTCCCTGAAAATATCAGGACTGTACCAACAGTAAACAATAATATTGCAGGGATAGAGCAAAGCAAAAACATTCTATCCCCGTAATAAACTAGTTTTTCTGATTTTTTAATCATATTTAAATACCAAGGCGAGAAAGGTAATCAAACAACATTAACCCTATCATAATTGATATTATTATTGCCAAAATATTAGCCGCGATATTGCTATTCATTTAAATATATCCACTCCTTTCATTGTTGCAACAGTTAGCACAACAACAAAAACACCCCAAAGGAATCTCTTAAAAACTCCCTGGCCAATTTCTACATATATCTGCCTCATTATAATTCCTGGTAACTTCTCACTTAACTCCTTTGATATAAGTCGTGCTATATCTTCTTTTTCTTCTTCTGTCATAAAATATTCCTGGTAATTAAAAATTTGTATTACAGGATTGCACCTCCTTTGTAAAGCTCTTTATGCTGCTATAAATTTCTCCATGCTGCTTTTATTGCATTTCTATATTGTATTTTTGTTATTGCTGCTTTTGCCTCTAGCGCTCTTATTCTATTTTCTTGATCGAAATTTATTTCAAACAATAATCTTTTAAATTTTTCAAAATTTATATCAGCACTAAAAACAGTTTCTTCAAATTCTGGCGTTAACAAATATGCAGCTTCTGCTGTTTCCTCATCACTTTTTGCGGCTTCTTCAGCAGCAGTTAACAAAACTGATTGAATATCAGATATTGGATTACCATCAGAATCAATAGAGTTGAGGTTACATACTTTTCTTGTTGCCATTATAGTGATCTTCCTAAAATGTAAAATGTTCCGCTAACAATAGTACCACTGGTAAAATAAAATCTAATTGCATCAATATCAGCAATTGCATTTCTTGATGCACCACCACTAAATACTCTATCAAACAATACACAATTGAAGCGAAAGTTTTTATTTTGAGTTGTACTATTAATATTACTTAAAAACAATTCACCATTTATTCCTGCATTAGCTGCTACATTGCTAATGTTTTCATCGCTAAATCTAACTTCATCATTTGAACTAGCGGCAACAGCTTTAAATACATATGTGGCACCAGTATTTGTATACCCACTACCATACCAGCCATAATCACCAAAAGCAGACGAAAATGAAACACCATTATCTGTAGATGTCCTCATTCTTAAAGATACATTAGTAACGGAAGGAACAATATTTCTAAACACAATTACATAGTCTGTAAACTGTGACATACCAGTGATATCAATTAATGTATCACTAGAAGCGACTATTGGGTCAGAAAGTAATTTATATCCGGCAAGTTTGAACCCATCATCATAAAAATCTGATGCGTTTATTGTATCAGCTCCTTTATCTCCACCAGTTGCATTTGCTGTATAAACACCGTCAGAAATCATAAAACGGTATGCTGATGTACCCGCTGCTACAGTTCTAAATCTTAGAATTGCATCTTCACTACCACTTGTTGGGTCTAATATATATACATTTATTTCCGAATAACCGTACTCACTTGCTACTGAATTTCTTCCAGCAAAATTTATTTTCCCTATAACATCCCCACTAGCAGGACTTGCGCTGTTTCTATCAAGCTTTATTATACATGTTGCACCTGCACCTGCATCAGTTGACTCAACCTCAAGTAAGGTTGTGCCTGATGATGTTAGTAATGAATTAGCATTAAATGTAGCTAAACCATTAAATACAGCAGTACTACTAAAGACTGCTGCATCAGACCATGTTTTTGCACCTGTAACAGTTTGCGCACCAGTTGAAAATACTACTTGTTCATATCTGACTGATTCACCATTTGAACTGCCAGCACCAAGGCCAGTTAATACAAATCCACCAAGTTTTAAATTTGCTGTTGCTGTGTTTTCACCATTTTTAGCTAAACAAGCATTAATGCCAGCCGCCAAATCTTGGTCATGCGTATCATGTCTATCCGCTCTAACTTTTGTTCCGGCATCTCTATCGTTTTGCCATACCTGAGTGCCATTATTTACACCATTAGTTCTAACAAAATTTCCTGCACCATCCCATGCCATTATAGAATTCCCCCAATTTTATAGAGATATGCTGTACTCATCCACTGAACCTCTTGATTTGATGTTTTCACACGAACCCTAACAGACGCAGAATAGCCAGAACCTGTCACAATATTCCAAATTTCAATTATTTCACTTCCACCAGCCCAATCAAATGCATCCCATACACCATCATCCCAGGAAGTTCCTGTTGCCGGATATGATGACGCACTAAAATCAACTGTAGGAGTTCTAAAATCTATACCCAAACGAAGCTCTACAGGTAGACTTCCTTCACTTGATAAAATTAAATGAACGCCGTGAAACGTTTTAACCTGTGTTGATCCCATATAACTGAATGCTGGCATAGCATCGCCTTCAATATCAGCACCGTTATCATTAAATCCGGTTTCTGCTTTAAAAACATTTCCACTATTTGATGCAAAATACAATTCTTTATTAAATACTATCCAATCATTTGCCTGAATATTTTTATAACGACACCATGCGCCTGTTGCTGTATTTATAACATATTGGTGAGATTGCGTGTTTGTTAAAAGTGGTATATTAAATATTGCCATACTTCCAGCGGGATAATATTCAGCTTTCCAGCCATAATTATCTTTATATAATTTTGCCGCACTATTAACGGCACCTCTAATTTTATCGTTTATTGTTGAATTTTTGGCAAAAGTTCCTTTTTGCATAACAGCAGACATAGGAATAAAACCGTCAGATGTCATTAGAATCAGATCACCACCAATTTTCAAAAATGCTTGCCTTGCTATTGGTTCTCCAGTTTTGTATTTACCAACCAAGGCCCAAACTGAATCAACAGGGCTTGACCCTTGATATACAAGTACTTCACCTGTAGACATTGCTATTACAAGGAAATCATCCATTCCATCGCCAGCATCACGCGACCAGGTGCTAACAATCATTATTTTACCGCCAGTTGCACCAACTGTTGATAAATCATATTCAGTTAACGTTCCACCAAGCGCATTAACTGCTGAATACCATAAACTTTGACTATTTACAGGCCAGAAATAACTTCTTGATTTAAAGATATGAACACCAATTAAATCAACTGCTGTTGGTCCTGTAATACTTAAAGCGCCAAGTGTTGTTCCATCATAGGATTGCGGAGCATCAACTCCGTTAACCATTGCAATTTTCAGATCCATTTGATCGTGATACCATTTGTCTTCTGAAAATCCAGAGCCAAGCGAAGAAGCAGCCCCAATGCTTGTTGCATCCCAGATATTACCATTGGCAAAAGCCAGCATTTTTGATGTTACACCATTATCAAATGAAGCAAGACCCTGAACATTTCCAACCATTCCCGAAGCATGAGAAATATATCCTTTCCTTAATATAACTTGGCCAAAATTAGGAAAAAAATTGTCTAAAAATACAGCTTCATCAGGTTTCATTGCCGCGATTGAATCACGGGAATTCCATCCGCCAACAGGTGATGGATAAGATTTTAGTTTAGTACCTGGTAAAAGTCTCATATTCCAAAATTATCATCAGGAACGTTAACACCAAGATATTGACCAAAATTATCTCCAGCCATATCAATCATGCGCGACCCTTTGGTTCGTGCAAGCTGAGTTCTTTTTAGCTTTTCATATAAAGAAAAATCACTTTGCCATTCTAAACCTAAAGATTTCTCAAGCCGCCATATAACACCTTGAGTAAATAATTCTTCACAAAATACAGTTGTATCAGCATCATTTAAGAATTCTGTTTGATCTGCATCACCAGTTCCAAGGCTAATAGCCCAATATTTTGAAATATATTCAAAGTGTATTATTTTTCCGTTATCTGCTGCTGTTATTGCCTGCTCAAATTCAAGTTGATTATTTCTAATTCTTGCTCGAAAGTTTAAACCACTAACTGTATTCCATGCTTTATAAAATTGCCAAGCATTTGGTGTTATTGGATTAATTACGCGCCTGGCATCAGTGCGATCCCAGGTTGTATCAGGAATAATATATTTTAAATCAGTAGGAAAAGCATAATCTTGATCGCCAGTAACAAACGTTATACTTCCAGTTTTTTCCAGTACTTGAAAGGCGGGAGTTGATTGGGCTAAAGTTCGACCCTCTTTTTTACACAATCGAAGCAGCCGAGTTGCATCAGTATTAGTATTACCAATTAATGAGCTTGGTGAGTTAAATCCAATCTCATTTGCAGCATCTTGTGCAATCGTTAAGAGTGACATTTTTCACCTTATTTACTTTTTGGCCGACCACGAGGTTTAGGCTGTGGTGATTCCGTTAAATCTTCTATTTCAGGCTTTTCAGATTTTCCTGATTCTTCAGATTTAATATTTTTAGTTTTAACTTCTTTCAATGGCTCATTAAATGCATTCATGCTATCAATATAAGCCTGTGCTGAACGTCTAAATTTGTAACCTTCACGAATATCAATACATGCAGCATCAGTTGCATTGGCTAAATCTTCAATTGATAGAATATTTAATTCTCTCAATGTATTGATTAAAGCTGGAGTCGCTACAGGCAGCTCAGAAAGGGGAGTTCCATCTATTGGCATTTCGCCAGAATTATTAAACTCCATCCAAGCACGTGGAAACCTTGCCTTATATTCTTCAAATGTTAGCTCATTGCTTAAATTTCTGCTGAATGAACTATTTTTCTGACCCTTTGCGCGAATCTCAATATACAAAACATCGGTCCATTCTTCTATTCCTGTTTCTTCATTAAGTATTTTCACAGGATGATAATAAAAACGACCGTGTAAATTAGGGTCAATTAATGTTGAAAGTGCTGGATTATGCATAAAGTACCTTTTTCATCTTTTCAGTGTTAGGTGTCCAATGGCTTCTAAATTTGCCACACCCTCGATTTATTGCCGAATAACAGGGTTTATTGTGTCTTTTACACATATGAAAATTATCCGGGTCTTTATTTTCTGATTTTTTAACCTTACTCATATCAGCCGGATCATAATATATACATGTTTGGCAAAACCCTAGTATTTTCATATTTTTCCTAAAATGGCGCATTCCGAAAAATACGCCATTATTCTTACGTTGGGAAATTACAGATTATTTCCTTAGCACTTGCATCACTTGCAATAGCGCATTCAATAACTCGCTCCGCATCAGCATCAATAACTGTATTTTGTCTACGCAATGCTTTATCAGCATCACCCAACACTAATACATCACCGTCACCGGCTGCTACCGGAGAAACATCATTCGATGTTTCAAGAGCTACAGCAGCAGTTGCAACACCTTTCGTTTGAATCCAAAAGTAAGAAGCATCAGTAACAACAACAACAGGAGACAAACCAGCAGGGATTCCCTTTCCAGTTAAATCACTGACATCAGCACCAACTGTATGAGCAGCATATCCTGTTACATCTATGTAATGAACGATATCACCAACTGCCAAGTCTAAATTGCCTGTTCCATCGTTGTATTTTACATATTTGTATTCTTTGCCATTTGCAGCAATGAATTTACTACCTAATTTGTGCTCTGGTGTGCTTGTTGAAACACTTGTAATATCCACACCATGTAAGTATCCAGACATAATAGCTTACTCCTATGATGCAATAATAACGCCTTGTAAATCACGGTTAGAGCAGGTCATGTTGCCAGCCCAAACTACCGGAATTACTTCAGCATCTTGGTTTGTTGAATTCCTCTTATCGAGGGCTCTAAACTGGCGAGTTGTATGCGGTCGCAAGTATAAATAGTCAGTATTTAAAAAATACATGTGACTAGCTACGCATTGATCATCATAAACAACATTAGCTGACTGATATTTAACAGTAGTAAAGCCAGCAGCAGCCATTTTATCATCTGTATAACGCTGCAAAGCTTGCAGTGAATCCAGATAATGAACGTACATAATTGAATCAGCCGTGATCAAATCAGGCTTATCAGTACCGCGAATACAAGACAACCACATATTATTCATGCGATTGGTTATATTTGAAGAAGTAGTGGCAGCAGCAGCACTATATTGATTGCGCCAGAAAGCATAAGTAGCTTGATTAATTCCACCTACAACAGATGATGCTGTCGGATCATCAGCTACCAATAGCTGTAAACCACCTAATTCTTTTCCGCTTGTTCCAGTACCATCAGAATAAACAGCAGTAGCGGCAGTGTTGCGAAGTGATTTACCCAAGTTTTTAATCTTGGATTCAAGTAATGGAATAATCCGGTTTTTACCACCGTTTTTGATTTCTTCCAAACCATCCATTGTTACAGTACCAGCCAACTGTTTCCAGTCGAATGTAGCTGCATCGAATGTTTGCTGTGCTGAAGTGTCTAAAACTTCAGAACCGCTATACCAGGCCACAGTTGAATTCTCAGCGTATTCAAGTTCCTCAACAATATCACGGCCACCATCGGCATTTTTAACATTTCCTTTCATGTTTAACACATAAAAAGTCGCGTTATGGTTTAAGATATTGTCTTTCAACTCACCGCTTCGATTACGTAGAGCAACTGTAGCTAATTGACCGATATTAATAGTCATTTAGTTACCTCCAAATAATTAAACAGATTGGCTTTCCAAATCGTCCCAGATATCATATAAATCTTGCCTGAGAGTTTTTTTCTTGCCTGTATTTACAGTATTTTGAGTTGAACCACTTTTAACACCCTTGGCCGCTTTCTTTGCCTTGCTGACAGCTTCTAGCCTTTTCTTTTCTGCTATTTGTTTTGCGGTTTGGTTCTGATGCTCAGAAAGTTTTTCCTGTATTTCAGAATTTCCTGCAATTGCCATTTTGTAAGCTGTTGGAAAATCTTTTGCTACACCAACCTGCATTAATCTGGTTATATCCTTTCGGACTTCACCAGCAAGTGGGTTCTGCTCATTTCCAGATTCATCTTTGGCATTAACAAAATCAGTTAAAGAAGTATAAAATGTTTGCTGCGCGTTGCCTTGTTGCTGTGCCTGATATTTATTTAGTTCACCTTTCATTGATGCAAGCTCATTTTTCAGCGCTTGAATATCCGGGTCTATGTATTCCCCATCTTCGTCATGGCTGTCATATCCCGAATTATCAACCTCTGGCAATTGAGGATTGTATCCGTATTGCTGTGCCAGCCACATTAAACCATCAGCAGGATTTGCCTTAAGTTTTGCATGAGCTTCTAACAGCGCTTTTACTGCTCCGACTTCATCAACGCCTTGAGATTCAAAATCCTGGCGGTATGGGTCTAGTGCAGCATGCAAGCCCTCAGCCAATTTTATATCACTGGCTCTGGCTTGTGATTTTCTTGTATAATCAGCCTCCATTTCTTTATGGCGTCCAAGTAAATATCCCTGAACTTCTTCCGGCTGTTTACTAAATAATTCTTTTTCATCATCTGGCCAATGTTCTGGCGCTTTTAACAGATCATCATCGAATTGACCGTCATTACCTTGATCATCGGCATTGTCGGCATTTTCTGATTCTTCTGATTTGTCTAAATTTACATCATCTTTATTATTATCTGGTGCATCTAACTGATTTTCATCATTATCAGCAGATTCCATATCATCATACATTTGATATAAATCTTGTTTTACGACTGGATCAGGATTAGCCTGATTGTCTTGATTTTCTTGCGGCATTAATTAACTCCATCAATTGGATTTCTCTGTTTCACAACAGTTATTCCAATATAATCTATATTGTTCAATATATCAACGTTTTGCACCATCGCCAGACTCCACTACATGATTTTCTTTCATAATTTCACGGCGGCGGCGTCTTGACGTTACAAACTCATTGGTAATTGGGCATTGATATCCTGGACAATCACCACCACCAAGAATCTGAGCCTGAATCATTGGTGCAACAATCTTTTGCTGAGCAATATTTTCACAGCATTCTGGGCCTTTTTTCCTATCTGCAATCCTTCTTACCGCATCTTGCTCAGAATTGCATATAAGGCATTTATATGTATAAAGTGGCATATAAATTATTTCCTTTATTTGAGATTTCAATGATAAAACTTTTAATTTCTATTTTTAATACTATTGTACTGTGCATATTTAAAGCAGTTTTATTTATTCCTTATTTGATAGCAGCAAGCATTGTTGTATTTACATTTTATTATATTCAATATATTCAACTATTTACTGCTATCTGGCTTTCTTTCTTATTTGCACTGCTTGGTGTTTTTGCTGACTGGAAAAGGTCAGACAGCTTTATAATATCTATTCTGAAAATTGACTGTCTATATTTCCTCCGATCTGCGAACCGACAGCGCCAGAAATAGCCTTTGTTTTGCCAGGAACAGTTATTGGAATTTCTCGAATAGTTCCGTCTGTTCTTCGCAGTCTTAATAAAAATGTATTTATTCCGTCTGGCTTAAATCCTGGTGTCATAGATTTTGCTACAAATGATTTTCTTGCGGCATTCTCTGCTGCCTGTCCCATTGGGCGAGTAATTGGCGCTAAATATCGACCAACCATTGTTCCATTGACCCGATCAATCCAGTTTTTAAAGGCTGAGAATGTACCTGAAAAATTATAGACACCACGATCAAAATCCTGATAGCTGGTGACTCGCTTAACTAACTGAATATCATCCCATTGCTTTTTAGTGAATAATATTTTTAGCTTATCTTCACCGTATTTTTTAATTAATTTACTCCATTTGTCTTCTGTTACTCGATATTCACCAGAACCCTGTTTTACCTGAGCAACAGCCTTCATTTCGTCAAGTACAGTTGCCCGCATATCCTTAATTCCCTGCTGTCCCTGGCCTGTTTTGCTTAATGTATTCATTACCTTACGCATTTCTTTTCGACTTGCTGCTAATAGTTTCTGGTGTACTTTTTCATCTGCAATACCTGCACCGCGAAAGTGCAGAACTTTATCTATAATATCCCCACTCTGAAATTCACTTTTTCTTGAAGAAACTTCTTTTCTACCAGCACGATACAACCCAGCAGCCTTTCCTTGTCTGATCCCCATATCATTAATTAATCGATCTGTCGCATGCCTGATTTCGTTCATTGCATTATATTCTGATGTTCCTTTCATCATTCCAGACCGGCGTTTATTGACTAATTTTGTTAATCTTCCTTCAATATTCTTTAATGTTAGCGGTATTTCACCATTCCTGAATTTATTAATCATACTTCTAATGGTTGAAGGAATTACATCAATATAATCTTCTTCAATCTTTGCAATGGCAGTATCAAATTTATGACCAGCAATTAATGATTTATTACCAGTTTCTGATTTTGCTCTGTTATAAATAGTCCTGGCAACTGCACGTCTTTGTGCTTCTTCAGTACCCATACCACCACGAATATTCTGCCCGGTTACTTCAGGGTTTACACTGCCACGCGCACCGGTAATCATTCTATCAATTTGAGCTTTTATCTGTTGTTGTTGTGCATCGTGCCTAGCTCTTAACGGCCCGCCTAATTCGACATCTTTTACAAGTTCAGCTTCTCTATGCATAGCACCATAATCACGCTGAATCTGTCCACGTGTGCCAGCAGCGCCAATTTCCTCAAAGTCTGCCACTCTCTGGCGTTGTTCTGGCGTTAATTTCTCTATTTCAGCTTTATTTAATCCAATCTTGTAAGTTTCTGCCAATTCTTCAGGCTTGATACCTTTCTTTTTCATAGCTGCCAAAAACTCATCAGTAAAATGTCCATTACTATCAACTGATTTCATTTTCGGATCACCACTAATTTTCCTGGCGAGTTTATCAAGCTTCATTGAAAAGTATTTTCTTGATCCGGCTGAGATACCAGCAGATAAAGCCCGCCCCAAACCTTCACCGCCAGCAGCACCAACTGACATAAGCAACAACCTTGATAAATCAGTTTCCTGGCGCTCAAGCTGATTAAAAAACTCACCACCTCCGCCAATAGCGCCCATTGCTCCCATGGCCTTCCACCATTTCATTGCAGCAGTTCCTGCACTTCCTGCAATTTCAAATTTTACATCATCAAATAACGGTTTTACTGCATCGATGTCACCAGCAGATATTCCAGGCTTATTAAAATAGTAGCTTCCAGGCTCATACATATCATCACGAAATCGGCGAAATGGCTTTTTAACAATTAATATAGGTGTCATGGTGCTATCGCGTCCAAGCTCAACATAATCATCTGGATTGGCATCCTTAATGCCAGCACCAAATAGCTGTGATTTCACAAATCGCTTAACAGCACCCAATTTTCCCTCTGGAGTGCTGTAATATCTCCAGTTTATTTCTTTATTTCCACTGCTTTTTGACAATGGCAATGTAAACTCTGGATATCCATCATCATTGTCTTTAAAGACTTTGATCTTTTTATTGCCAACATGCATAAATTTTCCATCACCATCCTGGGAAAATGTAATGCTTGGATCAATACTCTTAATTTCTGCCATAACGTCTTGATCAGGTTTATCCTGAAATCGCAATGCATCATAAATAGACTGATTTTTAGTGTATTCCTGGCGCTGCTCTGGCGTCATTTCCAGCAATTTCATTCTGGTGACATGCCTTACATTTCCAGGTGAATTCTTTCCACCAAAATACTCAGCAGATGTGTACTTTTCCTCTGTCATTGGCATTTCTGGCGCTGCTGGCATTGCCTGAGTTTCTTTAGTCCAATCATAGCCAACTGATTCAGGTTGCGGCTGAACTGGCGCATTGGTCATTATCGGTTGTGGTTGTTGTGCTGGAATTTGCTCAGGCGTGGGCGCTGGCATTTGTCCAGGTGCAGGCGTAAACACCCCAGGCTGTTGATTTTGTGGAACAGGTGCAGGAACAGGTGCAGGAACAGGGAACGGAACAGCCTGCTTTTTCCTTAGTTCATTCTCTTTTTGTATATCTTCTAACCAATTTGGCATTTTTCACCATATTAAAGATTAAATTTGCTTCTTAAATAGTCATGCGTCATTTTACGACGCTGCGTTTCTGGAATACTGGAATCAAGAGTTTTAAAGTATCTATCACCTTCAGCCTGAACATTAACACTATTAGGCTTGCTTTCTGCCTGCTGTGCGGGCTGTTGAGCAGGTTGCTGTACAGGTTGCTGTGCAGACTTATTTAGTGTGCTGTCGGTAGCAATTCCTGGCATTCCACCCTGTTTTATTTCATTGGTAATCGTGGATTCAATTTTATCCTTGCTCATTCCTGTTTTTCTTAAAGTTCTGCTTCTTAATTCACGATATAATTGCGGATCAGTAAAGGCAAGAAATCCACTGGTGAAATTCTTCAATCTGTTCAGTTTATCAACAATTGCTGCATCACTGTCATAAATTGAAGGCATATACCTCTCCATTAAATTCTTAACTTCACTGTCAGGTGCAGCCGCGCCAGTCTCAGCCCTTAATTTTGCTTGCAATGCATCCTTTATCCTTCCTCTGTGAATGCGACCATCAGAACCAGGGAAATTAGTGTACATTGATGCAACTAACTTTCTATCCACATTTCCATCTTTATCAAATATTCCAGGTATCTTGTATTGTTTTTTAGTGGCTGGATTTGTTATCACGCCACCTTCAAATAATTCCCTAACAGTTTTCACACCTTGTTGAACGCCCTGGGTTGTTGCGGCTTCTTCTCTGGTTTTAGGTGCAGCCCCTTGGATTGTTTCAATGTACATAGTCCCAGAAGGATCAGTTTTCATCACCTGACCAGGTTTTAACTTAGGTATATTATTAATAGTTATACCTGTGCTTTTACCAGTTTTCTGAATTGCTTTTCTATAATCTGCTTCCATTTGTGGTGTTAGTGTTCCAGCTTTACGCCTTGATTCCATATCAAAATACAGCTTACCCACGCCAGATAATGGATTTGTGGATTTCTGCTCCTTAGCTTTCATCTGCAATGCAGAATAAAATAGTTTTTCATCTTGATTTTGCACAGCTACTTGCATAAGTCTATCAGCCTGACTTACTGGTGCTTGCTGAGAAACTCCGGGCTGTTGTGAAATTGTTCCACGTGGAACACCTCCAGGCATTGCCTGCTGTGGTTGTGCTGGCGCTTGCTGACCAGAAGACATTCCACCAGGCTGTGCTTTAATAGGCTTAGGCGTTTCCCATCCCAAAATCTGAGCGAGTTGTGACATCCGCTGTTTTTTTTCATCCTTGGTTTTTTTTAGCAGCTCACTGGCTTTTTCTTCCTGTTCATTTAACTTTTTGCCAGTTACCCAAGCTTTATATATTTGAGACAAAACACCGGTTTTCCCACTATTTGGAATATATTTATTGCCTTGCTGCTGTGTGTTTAATTGTTGCTGGCGTTGCTGTATCTGCTTTAAAGCCATTTGTTGTTCTGGTGTCAATTGTTGAAAGATACTCATTATTTTTTACCCACTGCTGCCGCACCAAAATCACCAACAGCGTTCATTTCTGCATTGCGCTGCTGAACTTTTGACTGATAATTTCTATCTAATGCACTTTGCTGATCTCGATAAGGTGTCAAAGCGTCTATCGGCATTGTCGGAGAAACCTGGCCACGCCCCCAAACATTAGAAAGCATATTATAATCTTGTAATTTCCTTTGATCTCCAGCAGCAATTGAGCGAAAGGCTGAATCGTCGTAAGCTCGCTGCATTGGATCGCCAATCCTGGTTCTATACATAGTATTATAAGTATCAGAACCCTCTGGTATTCCTCTGTTTGCCATTTCCTGTTGAAAGCTTTCAATTTGCGGGTCAAAACTTTCTTTTATTAGCCTTCCAGACTGTTGATTCATAGCATCTGTATACTCATTATCAATACCTCTTTGACCATCAAACATTCCAAGCGTTTGCTGAAACAGATTCTGGACAGGCTCGCTAAATTCATAATTTGATTGCCATTGATTATCACCACCTGGCACTTGTGAAAAAATAGTATTGCCAAATGGTGTATATTGATCAACCCTGTTAGCTGCTGCTTGAGCATTAATTGCTACGCTTGGATCAGGAACTGGAGGCGGTTTTGGTGAGCTTTTCATAATAATTTAAATCCTGTATTAAGTATTTACATTCTTTTCTCAGCATTCCATAGACAATCACATTTTTTCCATTAAGCGCTTCTCTTAAAATGCCTTCTTGAACAAATCCAAGAAATTTCATTAACTTTATAGATGCAATATTATCTTCTGCAACTCTAACAGTAATTCTATGCACCTTGGCATGCTGAAATGCATAACCAAACAAATGATACAAAGTTCCGCCATTCTTCCAGCGGGGATCAGTTGCAACAATACTGCATTCAATATTATCTGGCGGGCAATAGCCATGATAAACAACCACACAAATCACTTTATTATTACGAATAACCGCCAGTGTTACAGCATCATCATTAAGGTAATTGTGTCCCAATTTGAGGGATGCCCATTTCAGAAAGTCCTGATCCTGATGGTATGCCACCTGGTTCTGATCCTTCGGGCTGTTGACCTGGATTACCTCCGGGCTGCTCAGTTTGCTCATTTTGATCCCCTAACCCTTCTAATATATTTTCAAGTTGTCTACCTTTCTTAAATCCACTAATAGCAAACAATAATATTTCCTTGGCAACAGCAATTGGAATAAGCTGTGCTTGAACAAGAGGCGCAACACCTGTTAGAAATTGAGTAATAGCACCTATCACCTCTATTCTATTTTTCTTGTCTTCAGCAGCTTCCTGTGCAACTGTAGAGTCAGTTTCTACTTGAATCTTATAACACCGAAGCATGTCACTTTTCATTATTTGATACATTTGATCAGTTATATCAACGCCAGTCATTAATTCAAGTGTGCCTCTATCGAAATGCTCTAACATAACCTCAACTTTTAATCGATATACACTACGAATTAAAAGTTCTACAGGTCGATCCTTTAAACCAACTCTGGCTCCAGCATTTGCCTGTTTCATTTGTTGAGCGCCAAGTGTTTCACTTGCCTTTGTCGCGCCCCTTACAATATCTGATATTCCAGTTATTTCATAAATTGTCTGTTTGATTTCATTGCGCTGCTGAACCAGTGCAACAATAACTCTGGCTATTTCTTCCACCGGCATGAACATAAAGACAGAATCAAATCCTTTTCCCTCCAGTCTTTCAAAGTCATCAATTCCGATCATGACATTATCGCCAGATGAGGCTAAATCCTGCAATGCTGGAAAACTGGCATCATATACGCCGCGCAATTTCAATGCTTCAGTTAGCCTGTCAATCCTATAAGTGATTTTATCCAGTTCTCTGGCCTGATCCTGGTAATAAATATATGCTGGAATAGGCTCTAATTTGGTTGATCTTGTATTTGACATTAATGGCTCAGGACACGGATAGAAGCCTTCTAATCCCAATGGATCATCTTCATGCTCTAAAAACTTATCATCACCCTCAGCAAATATGCAAAGCTTTCGTTTAATCTTGTCATAAAATTCAAATACTCTGGCATGCGTATTTTTTTGATCATCCTCATCATGCTCACCTGATTGGTCATAACCAAGTGGAACACCAGATGCTTTTGCCTTTCCATACTGACTTTCTATTTCATCTTCATCCAGGAAATGTTCAAAATATATCCAGTTCACATTTTCCCAACTGTTGGCAGGTTGCCAGCCGAATTGATTCCAGGGATGTACCTCAGTTTCTACTTTTTCCCAGACCTTTTCTTGTTCTGGCTCGCCAAGTGTATATGGATTATCCATTTCATCATATTCAACTTGATCTTCCATCACATCATAAGGCTCTAATTCTTCAGGAGTTGCCTGATATCGATAGCCTCCAGGCTTTTCCCCGTATTCATCCGGCTCCATTTCAAACTTTACGATTGGTATTTTTGGTCTGATTCCATCTTTGAAGTAAGGAACATAACGAATTCTTGGGATTGCAAGGCCAGATACCAGATAGTCAT